ATGAATAAGCCTTTTTACAAGGGGCGTCTGTCCATCAACAAGGAAAAATCCTCCCCCTACTGGATGGTGACATTTCAGGGGCCGGACGGCAAGATGAAGCGCCGTTCCACGAAAGTTCCTGTGAATGGCGGAGAATTTGAAGGAGACCGCATCACGGCTAAACTGGCGGAACGTATCGCCTACCAGCGAGGCGTGCAGATAGCCTGCGCGGAGGCGGAAAACCATCAATCATACAACAACACCTCCGTGCGTGCCTGGTGTGATGGATTTGTAGGGCGCAAGGCAGCTCTTGTCTCCGAGCAGACGGCCTACAACGCCAGAACCGCCTGCAAGCATTTTTACGAGTATCTGGGAGCGCGGGCGAACGCCCCGCTTCGCCTGATCACCAAAGCGGACATCAAAGGCTTTGTGGCGGCTCGCCGCGAACTGGTGCGGCAGAAGACTGTATACAAGGATATGTCCGTTCTATCCCAGGCATTCGCGGACGCCGTGGATTCGGAAGTAATTGACCGCAACCCGTGCGCCGGCGTTTCCATTCCCCCGGACCGCGCGGGCGAGAAGCTGCACAAGGAAGCGTTCACCATGGACGAGATCCGCTACATGATTGAGCATTTCCCGCCCCTGTGGAGTTCCGCGGTCCGCTGCTCGTTTGAAACCTTCGGGCAGCGGCTGGGGGACATTCTGCGCCTCAACTGGAATCAGTTTGACTGGGAGCGCCGCGTCGTTCGCTTTGAAACGGGCAAGACGGGGCGCTGGATGGACCAGCCCATGAGGGAGGGCTTTTACCAATGGGCCCTTGCCCGCTGGAAGGAAGCGGGGGAACCGGCGGACGCATTGCTTCACGCGCCCCTGCTGGCCCTTGGGGATGGGGCTTCCTACCAATTCGGATTATTGTTGCGTACTCACGGCATCGGTGTAGTGCATGGCTCTGCCGAAGGACGAAGAAGGAAAGTAAACAGCAAGTCATTCCACAGTATCAGGGCGACGGCCGCCACGTTGTTGCAGGCATCAGGCGTATCGCAGGGGCTGGCCATGGAGCTGGTGGGGCATGATTCTTCCGCCGTGCATAGCGTGTACATCCGCCCCTCCGCAGAACAGCTGCGGTCCGCCGCGGAATCCCTGCCGGAACTTCTGCCTTAAAAAAGCCCTGCTCCTAAAAAGGAAACAGGGCTTGCTGGAAAAGCAATATCTGCTTACGCGCCCATCAGCCGCATATACTTGGCCCTCACCTCGGCAAAGCGCGGATGGTCGCAATCGTGGAACGCCGAATAATCCGGGTGTTCCGGATCGTGCATCATGCGCTGGGCTTCACCGCGGGCCTGCTGTTCCTGCCGTCCGGGGGGCGCCGGAAGAGCCGGCTCGTCCAGAATCCGGCCTACTGCATCCAGAATCCTGTACATGGCCGGATGATCGGCAATGCCCATCTCATTAAACACGCTCTGGTCGATACCGGCCATACGGCACAACCTCCCAGCCATTTGAACGGCGCGCATCTGGCGGGCGTCGCTGTCCCGTCCCCACTCTCCATCCAGCTGTTTCCATGCCTCTTCCATAGCGGCATTCTGCGCCTGCTGCTGTTCGGCTGCTTTGGCCGCCAGACGCGCATCCATATCCTTAATAAATGCGGAAAGCCCTGCGACAGGAAGCCCGTGGGCTTTGCCGGTCTCGGTCAGCAAATGCTGCAGCGTCTCGTCGCCGGAAAACGTATCATCGAACGTCAACACGTAATCCTCCTGGGAAGGCGGGTCTCCCTGCGGAGAACCCGGATCCGAGGGGGGAGGGATGGCCGGCTGCTCATCGTTCGCCGGAGTTGGCTCCGGTGCAGGATTAGCCAGGCTGGGACGTCCGGAAGAGGAAGGAGGAGCGGAACCACCACCGTTACCTCCTCCATTCTCCGGGGCCTCTTCAAAAAGAAATCGGTTATGGTACAACTTAAATAAAATCATGGTATTTCTTCTATAGTCTCTTCTTCTGGTTCGTAATGATTGCCAATAACCGCTTCGATGAACAAAACCACCTCGCGGTAGGCGTCTCGACGCATAGCGTCAAGGGGGTCGTAAGAACCGGCCTTCCCCTGGAAACAGGGAAGATCGGTCTGGAAATGCCTCTTCAGCTCCGCCAGGACTTCCGGATTCCTGAATGCTTCCCGGAAAATCCTTCTGCGGCGCTTCATGTACTGTTCGTACTCATTTATGGGAGCCGTCTTCATGTCGTTTGTAAAGCCTGCTGGGCCTGGGCATTATTCCTGTTAGCCACGGAGGACTGTTCGGCAAGGGTTGCCTGCATGGCCGCTTCCTGCTGATTCCTCCTTTCAGTCTCCTTCTTCTTCACCTCATCCTCCGAAGCCTTGCACTCCATCGGGGCACCCTTGGAATCGTAAATCAATTCCCCGGCCTTATTGAGATTCACAATATCCAGCAGCTCCGGCCGGCCGGTCATCTGGGACAAAGTGCCGATAGACTCAAGAGCCGTCATCAAGCCGTCCGTCTGTGTACGTGCAATCGCCTGGGCGATCTTCCCCATGAACTGAACCTGGGGGACGGCCAGGCGTGTAGGAGCGCCCCGCCGGTTGACCTCAAACACGCCCTGAACCGGCTCCGGAAGCTTCCCGGCACGGTACAACAGGGCCATAATACGCTGGCACATCACCCTGAAATCGCTCACGAACAACGTGAAAGAAGGCGTAAAGCCAAGCACCTTCTCGGCTTCCCTGGCAGCCACCTCCGTGGCCGTCATCTGGCGGTCGATTCGGGAAACGGTTTCCAGCATGGGAACGTAGAAAGCCTCTTCAATCTTGGCGTACAGCCCTCGCAGGTATTCCAGCCCAATATCATACTGCCCTTGTGTGCCCCATTCGCGCGGCAAGCCGAGTTCCGCCGCTTCCGGAGAAATGACGGTTTGGCCGCCGGCGCGTAAATCCACCTCCCCATACTGCTTTGCCAGCAGGAAAAGCCTCGGATAAGCCTTTGTCTGCCCCAGCGTGTAAAGAATCTTCTCCATGTCGATAGCCATGCGGATCGTGCGTCGCGCGAACCACGCCGGCCCCACCCCGTAGGGACTATCGCCCCAGCGCAGAAAGCGCGTCACCAGGAACGGAAATTCGAAAAAACCGCTCTCAAACACAATCTTCTTATCGTCCAACGAAATAATGACGTCCTTCCACGGCCTCTTGTCAGGCGGCAGATGGTCGGACAACAGCTTGCCTTTCGGGTTGGGCAGGACGCATTGCACAAACTCGAAAGAATCCGTGTATCGTCGCTTGGCATCCTTGAGCGCTCTCCTTACCTTGGGGCCCAGGGCATCCTCCTGCCACTTCTGCGCAGCCTGGTGAGCCGTCAGCCGGAACCAGCGCACCAGCGTATCAACATCACCTGACTCCGATTCCGCGATAGCGTAAGTGCCTGTGGGAATGTGCCGGAAAATCAGCTTCCTGTTAAGGTTCATCTCGGCAAACATGCAGCCGGTTCCGGTCAAACAGCGATCAAGGTAAACCTCATGAATCACTGAATAAAAATTGGAAACGGCAAGTTCCCGCTCCATCACCTCCGTAACCTTGCTATACCAATCATTCAGAGCCTGATTCCCATCCTTATTAAAACCTACCGGGCGCAAGGTAAACCAGCGCCTGTCCAAAGGTGTGATATAAGTTAAATGGGCGGATGCCAGTTTCTTCAAGCTGTTATTGGCGACGTCGCTATGCTCCAAGCCGCCGCCGTTATCAGGTACGCGGTCGGGATAGGCGTTGCCCGTAGCCCTGGGCATGATAATACGGCGCATTTCATCCCAGCCGCCTTCAAAAGCGGCACGTTCCGTGCGCAGATTATCTGCCAGGGCAATGTAATCGCGTGCCTCCATGGCTGCTATCCCAAGGTTTTGCGCAACGTGGACAAACCGCCGGACAAATTCGGATTATTCACCGTATCGGACAGCTTCAACCTGCGCTTGCTTTTGGTTTGAACATCCTCCGAAGCATCGGAAACAGACTTCTCCGTTGCCGTCGGATTCAGCGGCTCTTCTACTACCGGCGGAGCCGGAGCCTGTGTCACTTTAGGTTTGAAAATAGATCCCATAACAACTAATGGTAAACAACTAAACAAGCTCCTGCGCCACGCTGAACGCATCGTCGCATCTGCTCAGCCATCCTTTGCCGAACACGGGAAACTGCCTGCAGGAGCGGTAAAACGCCTGACGCTTCTCCTGTAGGGCGATAAGGAACACCGCTTCACCCGTGGCAGCCAGCTGGTCCTGCAACTCCTGCCGGGTCCTGGGGCCGACAATCCCGTCCACCACAAGCCCGGCGCCGTGGATGTTCAGCGCGCGCTGCAAAATCTTCCCGGTATTCCTGCTTCCGGAATTGAAAAAATGGTCCCGCAACATAAACTCCGTGGCCGGAAAAGCGTCGGAACCCAGCCAGGAACGCACGGCGGCGGTATTGTCCAGGACGTACTGGAGACATCCCTCCCAGGCCTCTTCACGCCTTCCGGCATCCAGCAGGGCCTTCAATCTGTTAAACACGTCCGGTTCAATGCCGTCGCAAATGCCGCAAACCTCCCACTTGCCGCCCTTGTCGGCGGCGGGAAGGCGGGAAACGCGCAGGGAATCCGGCCCGGTAACGCGGCTGTCTTCAAACCGGAGGATAGCCGCGGCCATCTTTCTTTCTGTAGTATTCATCGTTATCAATTATTTCTGTTAGAATTGGTTAGAACTGGTAAGAAAAACTTTACAGTTGGAGTTAATCTCGCTGTTTAAGCTGTTGCTGGTGGTAATTCTCCAAATGCTGGAGACGGGTATCCATCGTCCGCAGGATCTCCGCCGTATGGGCCGCGTTGGTAGCCTGCTCCTTCACCACCTCGCGGAAATCCAGGTAGATGAACACGGCTATCACAAAACCGCCGAAAGTGACGATCTCACGCGTATAATCGCGGATCACTCCCAGATATTCCTTGAGGGGTTTGCACATGGCCTTACTTTTTCAGGGATTGCACGACGGGCGGAACGTCCGTTTCCGGCTGGGCCTGGGAATAGGAAATATGCCCCGGTTCCAGCACCAGGCAGGAGCCGTCCTTGCATACCTCCGTGCGGTTCGGGGTGACATCCACGGAATGACCGCAGCCGGGTTGCGTCAGAATCCCCGCGGCAACCAGGGCCCCAATCACAGCTCCGGCAATGACTTTTGCCCAACTCTCTTTAATACCCCAACCGGTCAGGAGACCAGTCAGCCAACTCACTTTTTCTTTATTCGTGCTCATATTATTTAGTAGTGAAATGCTTAAAAAACGCCACGGCGGCGGGATCCTTGATTGTGAACTCCTGGTATTGGGCCGGGGTGAAAATTCGGCGTCCCCCTTGCTCATTAACCGCCTCAACAGTCAATGATATGGCCTCCGCCATTTCAAATGGCCCATCCTCCGAAATAGGCCAACTGGCAAGAACATGATCCAGCCGCGCCCATACCTGAACTGCCTGCCAATCCTCACCCAGTCCCACCAGAGCGGCAACTACGGCCTGCATGGCCGGAGCCTGCTCCGCCGGAATCTCGTCCTGCGTATAGCGGGCCGGAGGTCTATAACCTCCCGAATCCTGATAAATGGGCGTCAGGGTAAATTCTCCCCATTCGCCGGGTTTCGGGAACTGAATCTGTATCTCTGCATTATTCATGATTCTAAAGGCACGTTAATATCTTCGAAACCCGCCGTTTCTTCGGATTCAATGGCGTTAACACCCACAGCTTCCAAACTATAGAAAACCGGGTTCATTCCTCCCGGCTGGTAATAAGTGTACTCTCCGATTCCCGCATAAACAGAAACGTCGCCACCCGCATTATTCACAACATCAGTCACCCAACTGGAAATGCCGACGCCGGTCTCAAAATTGGAGACGCCGCGGCATGTGGCAATTTGATACAGATTATACCCCTGACCTCCGGTGAGCATGAGCCAGAGCGCGCCCGTATCTTCATACCTGGCAATACTGGCGACAGATTTCTGTTGGTAAATAACCTTGGCAATCGTCCACGGAACAGGCTCGTTCTGACTGGCCGGAATAAAGCTGGTTGTAGTCTTAACCTGCCAGCTGTCCGTATTATTAAGCGCAAAAATCTCACGCACCCGCACCGTATAACCGTTGCGTTCCGTATTTCTCACGTTATCAAAAGTAATATCCAGAATTTCGCCGTGATTATAAGCCAAACCGTTTGCCGGGATAATACTGTAAGAATCTATGGAAAGGTCGGGACGAATCGTCTTCGTGCCGCGGCCGATACCAAAAGACAACTTTGCGGCATTGGTAGCGCGCCAAAGGAAAGAAAACCCGGCGAAACTGGAATAATTCCATTGAGGATTGCTCACCTCAAATTTCGCCTGAATAGTCGAATGAGTACCCTTGGGAATCTTAATGCCAGCCAAATGATAGGGGACTGTTTTAGTAACCGTCGAAGATCCTGACGCGGTAATGGCATCCGTATTGAGGAAAGCATTAGAGGTCAGGATGCCCGTCACGCCGGCCATACCTGCGGCATACAGGCGGTTGACCGCCGCCGTGTCCATTGGCGCCCCCACGGCAAGCGGGATGTTGATGCCTCCATTGGCGTTTATAGCCCCGTCAAACGTGCCTCCCGCCGCGGTGATATTGCCGTCCAACGTCATGTTGCCTGCATCATCTACTTGAGGTATGGCCGCCAGAGCATTAGCCGCCGCTGTTGCAGAGTTGGCCGCGCTGGTGGCGGAGTCGGCCGCATTGGTGGCAGCCGTATTGATACGCCTCTCCGCCTGGTCAATGTCATCTTTGGCGGTTTCGGCGCGCTGGACAAGTGGTGTAACCGCTCCCACCGCTTCCGTCTGTGCTGTCTGGACGGCTTGAACAGCGGTACTTTGCGCACTGGCTATATTCTGCTGCGCGGTCTGTGAGGCACGACCTACGGCAAGCACAGAAGCCGCTTGCTTGTCCTGAATGGCAGTAACAGCCTCATTCCTGGCTTCAACAATCTTCTTCTCCCCGTCGCTGACCGTTTCCGGCCAGGTGGCGGCCAATGACTCCACATCCGTTTTTGCATCATTGGCACTCTTAGCGTCACGGGCTGCGTTAGTTGCGGATGTGCCGGCTGCGGATGCGGAAACGGCGGCAGCCCTTTTAGAGGCCCAGGCAGACCCTGCATAGCCTTCCGCCTCTTCGGCCCGTCCTGCAGCGGTGGCTGCCGCGTCTGTTGCCGTCTTGGCTGCCTGGCTCGCCGTTTCCGCATTGGTGGAGGATGTGTTGGCATTCTGTTGCGCCTGTTGGGCCGCGATAATGGAAGCCGTGTTGGACAGCCACTGGGCCTTGATCGTCTTACTTGCCTCAATAGGTATCGTAATACCCATTACGGGAATATCGTACACCGTGGACGACTCAATAGGAGCCACGGAATCCACGGCTCCAATATAACCGGAAAACAGCCTCAAATCCTCTCCGGACTCGTCTTGTGCGTGGACGGCATACGGCCAGCGACCAACAGGCAGAGCAGGGATAGTAAGCGCCAAACAATGCTCTTGCTCGCCGTGTTCAATCGCAATAGGCAGATCTCCCTGTTCCGTTTTCACCACACCTGTGAAAGAAACTCCTGTTACCGGGAACGGAGATTGCGTCACATCCTCGAACAAAAGCCAGCCTATGCGCTTGGCATAGCCTGCCGTCGTGGACAAATGGCGTGTCATTCCCAGGAAATTTAACATGGCTCAATCATGAGCCACAAAACACGGGAAATGCAAGTTGGCGAGAATCAATGTTTTTATCCCTGCTTCACGGGAGGATCAAAAGGCAGGGAGGACAGGATAGCAATAAACTTCTCGCCCGCATCCACTTCCATCTTCTGCGGAGTGTATGCGCCATCCATCTTGTTAAGCTCGGCAATAGCGGCAATTTTTGAGGGCATCTTAAATTTTGCTCCGGTTTCGTCCATGGAAACCTCCTGGCAGAGATCGGATGCGCTATCAACATTGCCGATGGGAGTCGTCACCACGCGGGACAGCCATTCCATGCGCTGCTGCCTGGTCAGCACGGCTGATTTGTTCAGCTGGGCGTTTAATTCGTCAATCATTCGCAAAACTTCATCATCTTTGGACAAACGGGAAGCTGCCTTACTGGCTGCATCGTTACTCATGTCCTTGCGATTGTATGCCTTACGATAGGCGTCCGCTTTGGACAACTTCTCCGCGACCAGAAGCCTCGCAAACTCCTTCTTCTTCTCGGTCACTTTGGTCTTGTTATCCTTCCTTCTCATATCAATATTTTACCCTCCTGGTTTTCAGCGCGTCAATTTGGTGAGAATCAATACTTCTTGCCGGATGAATCAACCTGTTGACTTTGAGTATTCAAAGCTTTCTAAAAAATCACGTCCCTGTCTGCTGATATAAAACACGCAAGGCCGTGTGCCGGTTCTGATCACGTCGCCGGACTGGACCAGGTAATCCAACCGGTGAGACACATTACTGGGATCCAAATGGCAACGGGTGGCAATCTCCCGCGACATCCTGCCTGGGTGATCTCGGATTTCCATCAGAATAAGCAGCTGCGACGGACTCACTTTCCGATGTATGATGTTCCTCAATAGATTCTTGTATTCCTGTTTCATTCATCACCTCCCAATCCTAATTCTTTTCTCCATTCCCGCAGTTCTTCCGCCGCCGTGTCGGTATCCACAACGGGCCCTTCCGGCTGCCGTGGTTCTTCGGGTTTCGGTTTCTTGCGGGCGGAGACGGGCTTCCAACGCGTCTCCTTAGCCCACCTGTCGGCATGCGTCAAAACGTCGCCGAAGCACTCCCAAAACTTCTTGCGGCTGTCCGGACGCCAAAAAGCCTTATTGCTCCGGTCATGCGTCAAGCCGCTGGCGTAGTAAGCCTTGAGCATCTCCATATCCCGCGGAGTAACCCGCCCCTGCGCGGACCGGTAAGCCTCAAGCGCGGCGGCCTGCTCAAGGGCGGTTGGCAAAGTCCGGGACCAGGATGGGTTGATTGCAAGGGTGGCAGCCATGAACCGGGCAGCACCGGGAGAAGATCCCAGGTCTGCATGGTTGTCGGCGCAGCGCATCCCCCGGACGTCGTTCAAGCGTTCCCGATCCGGGAAAGGAGAGGCAGGCAGCGCAGGAGCAGTGGACGGCTCTTCCCCCGGTGTACTGTCCACCGTAGTAGTTTCTCCCTCTCTATTCCCTTTCTTTTCTTTTCCTTTCTTTTCGCTTTCCGACGGAGTGTCATTTGCTATCCGAGGTTGGTTTCCTATGTTGGAGCCAACGTTGGTTTCCGGCATAGGTTCCGACGTTGGTTTCCGGCCTCCCTTCCTGCCATTGGCACGCGCAATTTCTCTTTTGCGCTCAATTTCTCGCTGGGCGTCAGCAGGATAAAAAGAAATGACAAGATCATCCCCGTCCCAGTGGTACAATCCGCAGGACTCGGCTACCTCGGAGGCCATGACCCCGCAAGACTGCATCCAGCGGCGATCTCCCCAGGACCTAGCCCCGGCAATCCGTCCCATGTTCTCCTGGTCGCAGGACCAGGCTACGAGGGAAAGCCAGGTGGCCCTCTGGGTGGGATCGGCGCCGATGTACTCATTGGAGCGGATAACGTAAAGTGGTATATTGATGTATTCCATATCCTATAACCCTTCTGTCTCTTTTACTCCTTCGCCAAATGTGGGTGAGAGCTGTATTTTTCTGCCTTGAACAGTATTGATCTTTAACGGTTTCTGGATGTATAGACACGCTGTCAAAAGGCTTATTTCTGCGGCGCGGTTTATATCAGGGAAGCGGCCGCTGGGTCGGATTTCCCGAACCCTTCCGCCAGGGAGAACATACAGTAATCCCCAAAGTCCCGGCAGGTCATCAAAAGTGATGACTCCCGGCTCGCATATGTAATACCGATACATACCCATTCCTTTTTTAGGATGGATGCGGAACGGCTTTTTAAGGTCTGCCAAAAAGTCCGCTCGGCTGGTTTTTGCCTCCACAAGAACGGTCGCATATCCGCCAAACCCTATGGCGTCAGGCTGCTCGTTAGTAATAATGCAATTCGGTTCAGCGATCGCTACCCGGCAACGTTTAGTGCCCATAAGCCATCGTTCTGCTATTTCGCACAGTTCCCGGTGCGTCCGTGGAATTAAAGATGTTGGTTTGCGTGGCATATCAAAAAAGCGTCAGTTGGGGGTTGTTTTTCATGATTCTGCCGAGCAGAACCCGGAATGCAGTTGCCGCCACAGCAGGTACTTGCCCATTGCCAAGGGCTTTAATGCGGTCCACTCTAGCGGCCACCCCATGAGCCACTCGACCCACGTCGGGTTCAGCTGACCACCACTCCCCGCAGTCATTTGTCTCCGCTCGTCCGGCGTGATAATCCCCTTGGCTTCCAAGTCTTTCATTTTCTGATAACTCCCCGTCCCCCCGCACATGCCCTTGGTGCGGGGTGTTGGAAACTGTGAAACCACAGTTATCAATTTCTTCCCTGTTTCCCGGTTGCTTTCCTTGCCGCCGCAACTGGCGGTTGGAGTAGGAAACATCCGGACAAATTCGTGTGGATTGGGCAGCTTGTTCCCCTCCCGAAACTTCTCGCTCCGCTTCTTCCCGGAAGCGGTTGGAGTTCCAATCCATACGCCTTTTTTCAGCAAGGCTTTCCTGGAATTCGACCCTCCGTCGAGACCTTTCGTTGTTGCGGTCGGCGTGGGGATCATGTGCAAGTATCCAGATGCGTTTCCGGACGTGCGGGGCTCCCACGTCGTCCGCTCCCAGCACAAGCCATTCCGCATCGTACCCGATTTCGGCAAGATCACCGAGGACTCTGGCAAGTCCTCTGCCCACAAGCAGAGGTGAGTTTTCCAGGAATGCGAATTTCGGTCGTACCTCATTGATAATTCGGTGCATTTCCCGCCAGAGCCCGGAGCGGGCGCCGTCAATGCCGGCGCCTTTTCCCGCGGCGTGTGGGGCAAGGTAATGGTCAGCGTGGTCATCATGCCGCACCTCCTTCCCACCCCCTTTTAAGTTCCCAGCGCGGAATGCGGAAATACCGCGGCAAGGCCACAGCCCCCGGATAAATCCCCGTCGCCACGCACTCGGCGTACTGGCGCAGGGCGGCCATATACTGCCCCCGGTAATGCTCCAGGGCCTCCTGATCCATCCGCACCTCGGAAATGCAGTAAGGAGCTGCCGACTCCATAAACACAAACATGAAATTCCGGCGTATCCCGAAAATCGCCTCATACAAATCGCAGTACAAGGCAGCCTGCCAGCCGTACCCGTAGCGGGCCATATCCCGGTCAATCAGGCCGGAATCCTCCACGGGCGTGGAAGTCGTCTTCATATCAATAATCGGCATCTCTTCATCGTGGGGGAGAATGTCAATCATCCCCGTAATCGTAATCGGGACCGGCGGCTTGTCCGGCGCGTACTCAATGAGCAGCGTCTTGTACATCGCCACCTGGGAATCAAACGAATCCCCCAGCGCCAGCCCATGTTCGGTTCGCAGGTAATTATTAAAAATCCCCACGGCCTTCTGCGCTTCTGCGTACTCCTCCGGCGTCAGAACGGCTCCCCCACGGTCGGCAAACGCCGCCCAGCGGGCTGCTTGCCCGTCGTCCTGCTTTGTCTTGGACACGGAGCCGTTCTTATTCACCCCCGGCAGCCACTCTTCCACGAGATACTGATTCTGGAACTGATCCGGTGTTAAAACCAGGCAATCCACCAGGGAACCAAACCGGAACCCCTGGGAAACCTTCTCTATCCCTTCATCCTGCCGGTACTTCCATTTATAGGGATTCCGGGCAAAATCCATCAGCATGGACTTGGAAACACAGTAAGGAATCCCCTTCTTGGAATCATGGTACGTCTGCGGATTATCCGCGCGGCCATAAGCCACCCCGGAAGATGCAAAACCCGATAAATCTAAAACATTCATGGTCAAATATCCTTTCTATCCTGCATGCTTACTTCCCGGAGGCCCCCACCCAGGCAACTACCTGGTTGAAATTCGCCACCAGCCATTCAAGCGTCTTAGGCGGGAACGTCTCTTCCCGGCTGGCTCCCTGCACGTAATAAATCTGCCGGCCCCGGCAAAACTGAACCACCTGAGGCATCGTCACGCCGTGGTCACGCAGCAGCTTCTCCAGGTCTGCCACGCTCACGGCAGATTCCGGTTCCAACTTCAACTCAACCGCAGGATCGGGAGCGGAAACAACTTCCGGTTCAAGGGGCTTCTCTTTCTGTTTGGAAGCCGCCCCCACTGGCGGAGGAACAGCAGCTCCCGCAAGAGGATTGCCCGACTTCGGTTCCTGCGTTCCGGGCTCCGGAGTAGCATTCCGCATTTCCCGTCCGTCTTCCACTTCGCCGTCGGAAATAATCGTGTCGGTCAGGTGGGAATAAAGCCATGCCTTGGCCTTCCGTTCCGCCTTGCCGATAATGGCATCCTGGCTCATACCGTTATTCACGCGGATGCAGAACTCAAGAGTCTCGGAATCTGGAACCCCCTTGAACTCCCAGCTCATATCTACCCTCACCAAACCTTCCCGCTCAATCTTCTGGTACTCTTTCCCCTGCTTGCTGATGCCGGAAGTGGAAGACTCTTTGATTTCCGCAGGGTGGTAGACCATCTTCAAATTGGTCAAGCCGTCCAGATTTTTCAGGAGGTAAGTCATGCCTTCCTTGGTCACATACGTGTGCCCGGCAAGGATATTCCATTGATTTCCTACCGGGGAAAGACCCATGCAGGTGGCTACAATCAGGCACTCCCTGACCGCATTCACGTCATAGGAGATGCCTTCCTTATATTGTGTCGGCAAGCATTCATCGGTGCGGAAGCCGAGCTGGGAGCCTTTCAGCTTCATGATGGATTCCATGATGGGGGGAGTCAGGGCGTCGCGCAGCCGGTTCATGGCAATGCCCATGTTAATGGCCTTTTCAAAGCTGCCCTTGCAGCTCAGTGCCTGCTGGGCTTCCAGAGCCAGATTGTCCAGGCTGACGGCCAGCTCGGTGGACTTGGAGGGGGCCATTACTTTCTCTTGCCGCGTGGCTTCACTTGGTGTATTCATAACTCGTTACTTATTGTAATTTTGTAGGTTGCATTCGTAACAGGCCGGGGTTCGGTTGCCGCCGTCCCCGGCCAACTGAATCAGTCTTGGCACTCCTCGCACTCGCAGCCAGCGATTCCGAGCACGGCGGCAATGGGATTTACGCCAGCTCTCCTGTGGGCATCCTTAAAAGCAAGCTTCACGCCCAAAGAGACAATTTCGGGATTGCCGGAGAAACAATTTCCGGAGGCTGCCAAGTAGCCGCGAGCCGCGAGCCATTCCGTACTTTGTGCGCCGGCCATTCCCGTGACAGCTTTGCAGGTAGAAGTCCTGCTGTTTACTCTTTCACCCTTATCAATCTTGATATGCAGCAGGACAGGGGTCTTACACTGATTCACAAGCTCTTCCAGGCGGTTATACGCTTCTTCGATCATCTCCACGGTAACGGGCGCTTGTTCGGCAGCGGGATCGCAGCAGCAGGCTTCGTCGGACGTGCAGAGCTGCGCATTGTTTTCTTCGGTGTTGGTATTGTCCATTATATTGGTATTCTATTGGTTATTGCTTCCTCATGCCGTGAGGGCGGGACGGTTTGGAAAAACCGTCAAAAGCTTTCATGGGGGAGGGAGACTCCGGGCAAAACCCGGAATGCGGACTCTTGCCGGCCTGCAGCTCGGCGTTGTCTATTTCCACCGCCAGCCAGAACAGGCCAATGACGAAAAGGCCACAGGCTCCACCTGCCAGGAATTGGAACAAGGTCTTCATCTACTCATTCCTCCTTCTCCATATTCACGGAGCAACGCCCGGCGGAACTGCTTGCCGTGTACTTTCATCTTCCCTTGCTTGCCCCAGTACAGGATCTCGATCACATGCCCCTTGTCCTTCAACTCATGGACGGTCCGCTTGATCACATCCCGGTCGGAATCGTACATCAGGGCCAAGGTCTTGCAGTCGTAAAACTCTGATTCAGGGTAGGTCATAATATTTTCATTGTTAAAGCTCGTGCCAGCCGAGCAGCTTCAATTCTTCAATAAGGGCTTCTTCCATGGTTCAGTCGATATGGCCGTCAGGGTTGTCGCACTGCGTGGCGTGATCCACTTCCCACTGGTCAATCGCCAGCGTCAAATCGTCCATGAGGCCCTCCGCTTCCCGGATGGCGACGTATTCTCCATTCACCCGGATGCACCGATCTTCGTTGTCGTATTCGATAATCATGCCGCAGGCTTCCTAGGTTCGGGGTTCTTTTTTCGAGGTTGGAGAGTACGTTCTTTTGCCTTCTGGCGGAAATCCATGATGGCGCCGATAACGAGAGCCCGGCCGCTCAAACCTGTAGCGGCCTGCGCATCCCGGAACCACTCCCGAACTTCTTGCGTTTCTTTTTTCAGGTCGATGATCATATTCGCGTCTTGCGTTCTGTTGATAATTTCAAAATGTCAATTTTGCGTATTGAAGTCAATAACAAAATATCAATTTTTGAAATATCACTGTTCAAATATGATTTGACAAATACGTAAAATGCGTACATAATATTCCTATGCTCAAGGCAAAAGACATCAAAGACTGGTTAAAAACCATCGGAAAGAATCGTGAATGGCTGGCTGAAAAAACACTGGTCAGCAAACGGTCTGTTGATGGATGGTTGTCATCTGGAAATCCTATTCCTCCCGCCAAGCTAGCCCTCATTGAAAAACTGATGTCAGGAGAGGAAGAAATTGAATTTGAGCTTCCGCCAGACTTTGAAAAGCAACTCCGCGCCATGGCGGATGAAATGCACAAAAATCTTGAAGACATGGTTTCCCATATCCTCCAAGTCACAGCCAGGGCGCATCAGAAAAGGAAATCAGAAGCTCCCAGTCAACAGTTTATCCCAGTAGAGCCATTACCCGCTGCATCCTCGCTGAATTATTCCGCTCCAGTCATCGGAAATATCGCTGCTGGAGCATTGACTCCGGGTGACAACATCCCCTATCAGATTAAAACAGAACGACCTGTCGGTAAGTGGGAATACGTTTTACAAGTGGAGGGAAAATCCATGGAACCTATCATCCCTGACGGCTCATTGGTAGTCATGCGCAAGCACACCATCCCTCCCATTCCTAAAGTGGGAACCATCGTAGAATACAACGACGAACGAGGGGTTACTCTGAAAAAGCTTGGCCGCAAAAAAAATCCGGAAACCGGAAAAATGGACTACGTATTACATCCACTTAACCCCGACTTCGGAGACATCGAACCCATGGACGGCGGCAAGATCTCCGGGATATATGTAGAAACCCTGGACAAGTGGGAGAAAGCTTGAACAGTAGAAAAATGAAAGTGAAATCCGAAATTTGGTGGATTGTTGGAATCTCTTTTATAGTTTTTATACTTACATTTTTCTTCAGTCCTATTCTCTCATATCTCACAGGAACTTCTCAACCCACATGTGCTGGTGGATTTGGAGATCAATATGGCGTCTTAAACACTCTTTTTACAGGATTAGCCTTTGTTGGTCTTATTGCTACTATTCTTTTACAAAGAAAGGACTTGGAGTTACAGCGCAAGGAATTAAAACGACAGTCTGATGAATTCTCAATTCAAAATAGACTGTTTGATATACAGAAATTTGAAAATCTTTTTTTTAAGTATATCGAGCATGTTAACTATTTAAGAAAAGATGTATTCATTGAATATGATTCAGAAAATCAAGCAATTTCAGATATTTTTAAAAATTTTAGAACGTGTTTGCAAAATATAAGAATGGCTCTGCGTTCTCCTCTGGATGAGTTGATAAAATATAAAGAAGAATACAATGAAAGATGGATCGCATTTGAAAAGGCTTATTTTGATATGATTCCATGGGCAATTGGTTTTTATGGAATGATGGATTATATATTAAAATCAGATTTTTTAACCGAAAAAGAAAAAAACTCGTATATCAAAATTGTTTTTTCTATTACACCTCCGCAACAATTAAATATTCTTCAAATCATGGGAACTATTTCAAATCGTGAAGAACAAAATGAAATAGAAAAAATACTTGAAAGAAAACTTTTTTTTCATTCTTCAAGAAATATTTTTATAGAAGAAAAAAATATTCATCTGATAAAAAATGGAATGGGCTATGGAAAACATTGGTTTGATGCACATTTAAGTATTTACGCAAAGAAAAAATAATTTTTCTAAGATTTATATTTTTAACTTAAAATTTTTTGTATCTTAACCCATATCAAGAATAAATTCATACAATGATTATCATCAAACTACTTGCCTGTGTGTGTTCTGTTGTTGTTTTGTCATTGGTTTCTACCGGTATGTCTTTAGCAGAAAACATTCAACCCTCTGTAAAAGTAGAAGCCGCGCAAAAGAAATACTGGATTAGCTCAACCGGGAAGACACATAATTCCACATGCAGGTATTACAACAACTGTAAAGGGTATTGGAGTGATACCGGCAGCGGAAACAACTGCAAAATTTGTGGCGGGGATAAATAATTCTCATCCATGCACTCCACTTCTGATTTTCAGAAGAATATCCCCCACAATAAAAGGGCTACTACCTGGATGATAAAAAGCCAAACGGCAACTTTTTTGTACTTCTTTTCAAGTTCCGTCAGAAATACAATTTCGCCTATGACTACCCATAGGCTCCATAAAAGGATAATAGGGAAGTGAAACCAGAAGTCCTTGGAAATGAGGAATGCTCCATAACCTCCAGCTATTGCAACAATGGCCCATATTAAACAGCACTGAATGGCAGGTCTACACGCGTTTCCCTTTTTTTCAGAGGCCGTACTATGATGCCGCTTAATTTGTTCTCCTGATAATACCTTTTCTATATTCTCTTTCTGTCGTTTACTGCGATCTACCGAAGATTCTTTCAAAACAGACAAGGCTTTTTTACTATCAAAAAAAGAATCCTTTGCATCGGTAAAAAATACGGATGGTAATTTATTCTCGTTTTTTGTTGCCATTTTTGTTATATTAACAATTTCATCCTCCAATCTCTAAACGGCATATAATGAAAATTACCTATGACCAGTTTTTCCGGTAGGCCGCGAGGACTTGCTCTACAAGATCAGCGTGGCTTTTATTCCAGGCAAGGGGGGGCTTGGAGAGGAGGCCATCCATGATGAGGATATAGTTGCGTGCCTGATTGGAGGACTGGGTTTCCGAGATGTTGTTGAGGATGTCGCAGAGTTTGACCAGGAGGGCATCCGGGTTCATGGCAGTAAGCTTGTCGATCATGTAGCGCACTTTTCCCTGTTGCTTTTTCCGCGCATTGTCATTGGTGAGGGCGTGGACGATGTTTGCGACGGCATGGCCGAAGTGCTGCGCGAGGGTTTCATAAGTGACGCCGCAGTCTTCCATCGTGTCGTGGAGGTAAGCGGCGGCAATGAGTTCCGGCCTGTCCGTGCGCTCCGCGACAAGAGCAGCCACCCGTTCCACGTGGGTGTAGTAAGGGGCGCCCGTGAATTTTCGGGTCTGACCTTCATGGGCCTGCCGGGCGAAGGTGGCGGCACGTTCGGGGAGCCAGTCCGTGTTGTCCCTGATGATGCGGTCCATGAGGAGGGAAGAGGTTTTGCTGGGGGGCATGGTTCCGTTGAGCCAGCGGAAGATGGTGAGGCGCGTAACGCCAAGCACCCCCGCCGCTTTTTCAACGGCGGGGGTTTTCCTGATGTTGAGGGTTTGTTTCACCCAGTCAATGAATTGTTCAGGAGTGGTCATGTTTCAATGAGCGCACCAGTTTGTGATGCGGCAATTTCTTTCTGGACGTAACGTTCCGTCTTCCAGTTGATGTAGGACTGCCATGCCTTGAGGCGAGGCGACCAGCGGAATCCGTTTGCCTTGAGGCTGGCCCTGACAGTTTCGTCCGGCTTGTCCGGGAAGTAGAGCCTTATTCTATTCTCTTCCGGGCATTTTTCAATGATGATTCCGGTTTCCGTTTCTATTTTTTCCGGGGTGGTTTCTTTGGCAGTTTTGATTTTACGGAGACGGCCTTCCAGTCTTTTTATTTCTGCATTGTTGTTGGAGAGGCGGAAAGATTGGAAGCCGATGATTCTGCCGCAGTAGTCCGGCGTGAGGATTTTGGCGGCGGTCTGTTCACTTAATCCTATTTCAATGAGTCCGGCCATAGCTTTATCTTTGTCTCCCTTAGATTTACGGATGACGGCGTTTGCGGCTTTCATGATTTCCTGCGTTTTGCGGCAAGCAGACAGCTTGGCTTCCAGCCGCTCCACGGCATCCGGGTCACTGGATTTGATGGGGCCGTTGGGGTCTTTGAAGTATCTCCTTTTGACGGATTTTTCCGCCCGTTCGATGAAGGAGCTGATTTCCCTCATTTTGTTGTCTGCCCAGCCGGAGTATTTTTGCATGCGTGCCGATGGAAATCGGGCCGGGCCGACGATGAAGGCGGACATGCAGCGGGAGTGTGACGAGCAGTAGGCAAGGTATCTTTGCTTGAGGCCGGAGCGGAAACGCTCGAATTCTTCGTCGATTTTGTCTTCGTCTTCCCCCTTCATGTATTTTTCCAAGACGGATTGGAAGGATGCGAGGTCATTTGCGTATTCGCGCCGCAGGCTTTCCCCGCGTCTGTCCGGGGAGAAGCTGGTTCCGTTGAAGGCGCGTTCTGCGGTTTGCTGGGAAATGTCGTTGATGTATTCGTTCATGGTTTTGTTTCCTTGGTTGGCGTTCGGTTCAGGCTGCATATTTTTCATTGTCCGGGATAATGATGCTGACGTATTTGTCCGCCTTGCAGAAGCGGAGTTCGTAGCCGTCGCAGAGTTTGAAGTCCATGGCGGCAATGGCGAGGTTGTGCAGGAGTTCATCTACCTTCTTTTTGGAACGAAGGGAGGAGAGATGAAAGGAGACCTGCCAGGCATTGGCGTCTTCCGTAGGCCCGAACATGTTGAAGGAGATCGAACCGGGAGCGACTTTTACGCGCTTGCACCATGGCAAGCCTTCTTTGACAAGACCGGAGGAAACGGCTACCGCATGAAGCAGAGCCACGACGTTTTCATTTTTGATTTCGGTGTTCATTGTTTTTTCGTTTCAGGCGTTGAGTCCCGGAGGCCGGAACCCATCGGGAGGAGGTGTCCAATCTCCTCCCGACACGGTCAATTTAGTATCGTCACGATACTAAAACAAGCTTTTTCTTCTGTTTCTTTTTTGTATGACACAAGGAAGTTCTTTTGAGAACATGAAGGGAGGTGATATGCTGCATGCCTTGCCTCGTTTCAGGCAAGTGTCCAAAGGTCGTCGCGGTTCCACGGAGCCGCGGCGATACTTTTTACCGCCTTTTCTTTTTGGGTTCTTCGGTTGCCTTGACGGCGACTTTCGGGATGTTGGCCGCGGCGGATAGTCCAATGAGGGCGGAGGCGGTTTCTGCAACTGGCTTGGAGCGGGAGTCCGAGAAGACGCCGCCGCCAATGGCGAGGCATTGGAGGACGGCGAGGGAGGCGTTGAATGTGTCCTGCCAAGTGGCTTTTTTCTTCGTGGCCTTTTTGATTTTGGAAACGGCTGTGCCAGTGGGGATGATTTGGGAGCCGTAGTTGCCGTAGTAGGGGGCGAGGCCAAAAGTTTGAAGGGCTGTCTGGATGGTTGCCCCAACGACGGGGACGGATCCGAGCATGGCGGAGGGGAGAGCCACGGCCTGCGTTTTCCACCATTTTTCCTTGTCCTTGTCTTTATCTCCCGGAGGGTTCATGAGGAGCATCCAGAGCGTTACCATGGTTTGTTCCCACAGGGAGAGGCTGGCCCATGCGGCAGCGAGTTTGCCCCACTGGCCTTTTTGAGCGAAGGTGACGAGGTTTCCGAATTTGTTGATGGCTTCGCTGCCCATGAATGTCCAGAGGCGGACGAAGGTGCCTCCCATGGCCTGGAGCTGTGATTTCTGCGCGGTGCGCGTGGGCTGGGCTGCGAGTTCGAGTGATTGGCGTACTTCGTCAAGGGCGATTTGCTCCATGTCTGTGGTGGTCATTGGCTCTTCCCCGTTACGAATGCGTGCGGAGTTTTCCTTTTCCAGCTTGCGGAAGACGGCGTTTGCAAGGGCGGTATGGGAAACGGCGTTGCTCCATACGTCCATTTTTTCCAGAGGGATCATTCCGGCCATGGCGATTCTTTTGCCGTAACCGAAGTGCTGGTCTGCGCCGTAGTTGAGTATTTCCCGGATGACGGGTTCTTTTCTGAAACGGGATTGGAAGGCGTCTGTCCGCATCATGTCCGCGAAGGTGAAGTGGCTGTTGCCGGAGAGCATGAGGGAGTATTCTTTCATGAGTTCTCCTAGGCCGATTTTACCGGAGGCGAGCGGGTGGAGAATGGCGGAGGTCTGTTTGATGCAGGTGAGGAGGTTGTAGGCGAGGAGGGCATTTGCCTTGGCTCCCTGCATGCGGCCTACGAATTTGGAGTGGGCCATGAGCTGGGCGGCTTCGAGGGTGCCCGCGCCGTCGATGAGGTCAAGCCATGTGACGAGCTGGCGGTATCGCTGCGCCCCCATGTTGACCTTGAGAGCGTCCGCTGCGTAGCCATGGGAGAGGACGCCGCGGAATTTGGAGGTGATGTGCTTGGTGCATATGTAGTTGTCCGTTTCCGCAAGTGAGGCATTGGCAACGGCGAAGACGTCCGCGGAGAGGTCGAGGCCGAGGTTGTGTTTTTTGCGGGTGATGAGCATGGAGTATTTATGCCCCATGATGTTATTGCCTTCTCCGATGACGGCGGTTTTGGCGTCGCCTTCATGGTGGTTGAATTTGGCCCGGAAGTATTTTTCTTCTTTGGGGAATGGGACTCCGGTAAGTTTTTCAAAGACGTCAGCAAGTTCTATTCCGCATTGGTTGATGTAGTCGCGGAGGCCATAGGCAACGGCGAGGCCGTCCTGTCCGACGTAGCGGTAAAGGGCCTGCATGGTTTGCCCGGTGTAGCCGTGCCGCTCGAAGTTGGGCTTGTACCTGTCCTGTTCGTAGAGGAGGATTTGGTACATGGCCTGCGCTTTTGAGAGGCGGAGCGGGCGGGTGGTTCCCTTTTTGTCAAGGATGCGGCTGGTGATGGTGATTTTCCCGGCCCTGGGATGGGCGGCAAGTTCATCCATGAGCGCGGGGATGTCCATTTCCGAGATGAGGCCGAGGCGTTCGGGGCGAATGCCTTGGCGGCGGGCGGTTTCCATGATGTGCTGCCGCTTGGCTTCAAAACCTTCCCTGTCGTCGGCTTCGATGAGGTCGACGTATTCCTGGGCGGTCTGGATGTCGAGGGTAACGGTTTTTTCCCTGACGGGCGTAGTGACGGCTCCGGTGTCGCGGGTGAGCTTGGAGTCAAGAATCCATTGTTCTACGTCGCGTTTTGTCCGCAGTCCGGTGGATTCCCGGATGATTTGCGCGAAGGCTGCGGCATGGTTGTTTTCCCGCGTGTTGAGGGAGATGTTGGCTTTGGCTATTTCCGAGATGCCGTATTGGGAGAGTTCCTTCATGCCGTCGATGGAGGAGAGGCTTTCAAGCATTTGAGAGAAGGATTGCAGACCGGAGAACCAGGCACGCGCCCATTCCACGCGGGAGCTGGCGGCGTTTTCGTTGGCGTCGCGGACGGCTTGTTCATCTACGGTGACATGCTGCCGGATGGAGTTGGAGATATCGTAGGCCAGCTTTTCGTTCTGCCATGCTTCCTGCTGGTTTTTCTGTACCCAGGCCGTGCGGTTGGTCTGGATGTAGGTCATGATGGCTTCCATAGCCGAACGGGTTTCATCGAGGTTCATGCCTGCCAGGTTGCCGAAGGTTTGCCAGTCCGCGAGTTTGCTTTCCAACTGGTCGAGTGTGAGGTTTTCTTTCCTTCCCGCATATTCGTAGGGGATGGAGATGGTTTCTCCTTCCGCCGCTTCCGTCTGGTTGAGGGAGGCATCCCGGATGAGTGCTTCCAGTCGGGCTGTTTCCGCTTCTACGGCGGCGGCATCCGCATCGAGCATGGCAAGGTATTGGCCGAGGGTGCGGTAGGCGTCCGCCGGGAGGGATCCTTTGCCGTATTTTCCGTTGTCTTTCTTTTTGGGCATGAGACGGGCGATGCGGTCGAGGACTTTGGCAACGCTTTCGTCCTTGAGGTATTGTTCGAGCTGCCCGCGAACGTCGGTCATGAGGGAAGTGAGGAGCGTGTTGAGGCGGCCTTCCGCAAAAGAACGGACAATGTCTTCCTGTTGGGTGCGGTATGCCTGCTCGTATTCCTGGACTCCCCTTCCTGTTGTTTCCTGCTGGACGGAGATTTGATCAGCCACTTCCCCGCGGATGGCGGTGAGAACGTCCGGCGAATTCATGAGGGTTTGAAGTTCCGCTGCAAGGGTGTTTCTTTGTTCTGGGGAGAGTTTGCCGTAGGAGCGGATGCGTCCGGTTTCCAGCATGCGGGCGTAGGCGGCTCCGAAGTTGAGGTAGGGACGCATGTTGATTTTGTAGTTGTCCGGCAGGACTCGCTGGATTTCCGCGAGGATGGAATTGAGTTCCCCGAAGGTGCGGGCCGCGCTGTCATGGGTGATGTCCGCGGATGCGGCAATGTTCCAGCGGTTCATGGCTTCATCTATGCCGCGCATGAGGGAGTGGGCCTTAGCTTCATTGGCGCGGGGAGCAAGGATGAGCCTTGAAATGACGGAGGCTTGAGCAAGGGAAAAATTCGCCGTCGGATCCTCATAATCCGCCCACTCTCCCCCGGTGCTCTCATCCGCAAACGCCGTAATCTTAATATATTTCTCATTAAAAATCACGTAATTATACGTCTGCTCTTCCTCCGCTTTCCCGCGGGTATAGCCGTCTGCATACCTGATGCCCTTAATATCGCTGGACAGCAGAGACACGCTGGCAGCCTTCTGTGCCTCCTGCCTCGTGCCATCTCCTCCATCCCAAAAAGCATCAAACAACTCCTGATAAACGTCTTTGCCGCTCACGTTTTCGCCGCGGTCATCCGCCCGTCTTTCGGCACGTTCCAAAGCATACCGCACCTCTTCCACCGGGGAATCCTTCAATAAGCCAAGGATCGTTTCATCCACGTAATCCCAACCAAGCAGCTCGGAATCATCCACATTCAGCTCCACGCGGTAATTGGAAGGCATGCCCGGCCTGACCTCTATCTCGTCCAGAAGATCAATCAGGGAACGGTAAACGCCGTGCAGCTGGACCATCTTCTCCAGCGTCTGGTGGTACGTCATCCCGTATTCCATGGAATGTTGAATGTCCTCGCGCAACTCTTTCTTAATCGCTTCTATCTTTTCCTCATCCCCTCTGGCGTCAGACAAATCGCCGAGAACAGTCCAGATCATATCACTCGCATCTTCCTTCACCTCCGGCAGGGCATCCTTCGGCAACAACCTGTCAGCCAGGGCTTGATGCATCACCTCCATATCGGAAGTCTCCACCTCTCCGAACTTCCATGTCGCATTATCCTGCGCGAACCAGTTCATATAATCCCGGTTCACCTCCGGACTCTCCGCAAAATACAGCCCCCAGCCATACGCCTGCGCTCCCTCTCCCTTGCCCATGAAATCCGTAGAAAACTTCCGGAAACTGTAAGGACTTGCATGCAGGGCGGAAATGGAAAACGTCACCCCCGGTTCCGTGATGACAGCGTTATCCGCTTCAAAATGGCCGTTCCGGAACAAGCCCTGTTCCTGTGCGGCTTTCAGCGTCATATCTTCTCGTTCCCCCGCTTGTTCGAGGGCTGATTTGACATTGTTCAGGGACGATGCTACATTACCCGTGGATATGTTATTGAGAGCATCAGACGTGGAACTGATTAAATTTTGGACTAGAGGAGACGGAGATGCCTCCTGGGCTAAGGATAGCTCTGGAAACACGTACCAAGTGCTTGTAGCTAAAGATGGTTCTGCCAGATTGATAGAATCAGAGTACATTTCCTCTCCCAACCCTGCCAATGGAACAATTCCGCTTTCTTCATTGGCAGAGGCATTGGAGAATGCCCAGCCCTGCAATTTTGAATAGGCTTCCCGCGCTTCCTGTTCGGCCATTTTGATTGGTTCCTGCCCCTGATTACCGTAATAGGAACGGGAAAGTTTTTGTAGAGCTTCTACATAACCAGTGACAAGTCGGCGTCGGGGTTTACTATAAGCGGGATTCGTTTCATTGCGTTCCAGCTCGTCTTGAAGAGTACGTCCCACTTCGTAAATTTTATGACCAGGCCCTTCTTTCATCCGCATCATGTGTTCTTCAATGAGGATGATTTCTCCGATGAAACCGTTGGACATTTGAACGTTGAGCTTAATGTCCGCGTAACCGTAGGGATCGTAGGACTTGTAGCCATTTTTAATGCGGGCGATCGTCATGCCCGATTCCCTGACTTCTGAAATGACTTGGGAAAAATCTGCACTGTCCGGCATGATGAGGGTGCCCCCGAAAACATCGAGTAGTTTTCCCGCATCGCCTTTGTTATCTCCCACGGTTTTCTGCAAAGCACGTGCCCGGCCTTTGAGGGTTTGCCGCATCATGACGCGCAGTCCGAGGCGTTCCCCAATGCCGCGGACGATGGAATCAAAGTCCTGCATGACGGCCTCGGCCAAGGGGTAAAGTTCATCAAGGCCGCGGTTGGCAAGGCGTTCCTGTTCTTCCACAGGAAGAGCGCGGTAGTCTTTTTCCTCCACGCCATGCCAAAATACGTTGATTCTTGGGGCACGGTCGCCTTCCGGCTGGACGTTTGCGGCGGATTCCCGGATGGGGGTGAGGCTCGCGGAGAAGAGCATTTCCCCGGTATCAAAGGAGCGTGTTTCATGAATGCTTTCCGGGTCCGTTTTCTCTACGTTTTCAAGACGGAGTTCTGGAATGTCCTTGAGCGGGTGAACAGGTTCCCCTTCTTTCCAGAGGCGGCCTGCAGCGGTGATTTCCGGGTGGACGCCGATGTTGTTGTAGGCGATTTTAAGGGACGCAATTTGCTTGCGGATGGAGGCAACGTCCGTGTGCTTGTCAATGGAAAGTCCGAGCTGGCGGGCAAGCGGTTGGTCTTTGGCAATGCGGTTTTTGCTTTTGAGGAGGGCTTCCACGCGGGAAATTTCCGCCTTGCAGGCGTTGACGTAGCGGGTGACGTGGTCGAATTCGGCATTGTTGAAGATGGCATTGCCGAACATGTCGTATTCGATTTGACCGCCGGAAACGGCGGCGTCCCGCTGCTGGATGCCTGCGACAATGTCGTCAATGGACTGCCCCTGCTGGATTTGGCCCCCGGCCCATTGCTGGACGGTCGCGTCCGTGGTGAGCTGGCATATGGTGTAAGCCGCCTTTTCATCCATGAGGGAATTGTCCGGGTTTTTGAGACGGTCGAGCAAGTCAGGGCTGGCGTTGGCTCCGATGAATGCGCCTATTTGGGTGGGGGTGCGCCGCCACGGCTGGGGGTGGATGCGTACCAGGCCCTCATGGGTCATGTCTGCGACAACATCCGCTTCCGGGTTCGCTTCCTTGAGATGGCGGGCGTAGAGGGCTACTTCCGTGATGGTAGCCTGTTCGTCGAGGATGTTGAGGCGGATATCTTCATACCGCGCCCATTCCGGGGTGTGGACAGTGTCTTCTTCATAGACGTAGGCGGCGATACGGTCGATGCCGTTTTCTCTGGCAAGGGCGAGTTTATGTCTGCCGGAGAAAATATGAAGTTCTCCATTGTTGCGATGGAGGAGATAAACGGGTGTGGTCTCCCTTTTGAATTTTCCGGTGAGAGGCTTGGTGAGGCCGCTGGCGTCCGCATTGCGTTTGGTTTGAGCGAGGTCTTCCGCATGGAAAATAGAATCCGTGCGGACGGCTCCTAGGCGTGCTTCCCCGATCTGGATGTAGTTGCCGCCGATGAAAGGGCTATCAGAGTCAGCGTCTCTCCGGCTGTCCTGTCCGGGGGCAAGGACGGTGCCGTCAGGGGCGATGAAGGCATTGGCGTCTGGTTCCGGCTGGGTGGGATCCGGCGGGGTTTCCGTGGTTGGAGGTTCCGACTGTTCCTGCTGTTGTTCCTGCTGGGCAGCGACGTCGTCAAGTTCCGCCCGGATGTCTTCCAGCGTTTTCGTCTGGGAGGTACCCGCACGGGTGAAGGCGGCTTCATGTTCCGCGATGGAACTTTCAACGGCGGTGATGATGTCCGCTTCCTGCCGGATGTCCTGTGCGTGGATAGAATCCACAGCCCCGGTCATAACGTTGATGAGGTTTTGCATTTCCGGGGTGAGTTGGCCGGATGATTCCAGTTTGGCGATGGCGTGGCCGAGTTCCGCCTTGGCCCGGAACTGTTCGAGGAAGGAGGAGATGAAACGGACAAGTTTCTGGATCCACGAGGGGAGGTTGCTGGTGCCCGCGACGACGTCGTGCATGAGGCGGGAACGTCCGATGAGGGAGAGGGCTTCCACGACGTCGCCAGAGGTGGGAACGGTGTCAAGGCCGATGAACTGAATGCCCCCTTTTTCTCCGTAGAGCTGGTTGACGGCCCGCTGCATGTCCTGCAACTGGCTGCCGAAAGTGGACAGGGAGAGGTTTTCCTGGGCACACCAGTTAATGGCGGCCTGTTCCATGGTTTCTTCCCACAGGTTTTCCACCGTAGCTTCTCCGCGGGAGAAGCGCAGTATTTGCTGGAAGCCTCCGTTGACCGGATCCTGCTGGCGGATGACATAGGCATTCGAGGCAAAGGAAGTTTGTTCCCTACGGCGGCGGGCGGTGGCCGCCCTTCCCTTGGAACTGGAGTAGGCGGTGATGATGCTTTGAAGGCTGGCGTGTTCCGAGATGTCCGGGTTGACCGAGGCAAGTGCTTCCTGCCGGGTAATGCCGGAGGCTTCCAGCAGGCGGACGGTGGCGGTAGCCTGCCGGGCGAGGGTGCGTAGGGTGGCGGTGGTTTCCGTCTGGCCGATATTTTCCGTTTTCCATCCCTGTTGTTCGAGGTAGTCTATCACGTCTTCCGCCGCGAGAAGGTTTTGCGCCCACAGGATAGTGTCCCGTTCACGTTCTCCGATGGAGAGGGAGAGAAGGGTGTTGAGCTGGTCTTCCGTCATGAGGGCGTAGTCCTGCCCCTGCCGCGTTTGTTCCGCCACGGGATTCTCCGCGGAAATTCCTTCCTCCGAAGGTTGGGCCTTCCGGCGGGTTCCCGCTGTTTCCGCGTCAAGGTAGACGCGGTATTTGCCCGTTTCCTGCGCTGGTTCAAAGCGGGGAATGACGCCGCGCTCCTGCAAGGCGCGGAAGGATTCGAGTTCGCGGAGCTGGGCGATTTCCTGTGTACCGAGGAGGGCGGCGTTTCCCTGTTCCGCTCGGCGGGCTGCTTGTTCCGGGTTGTTTGCCCATTCGGTTTTGAGATGTTCGGCGATGAAGTCGTTGCGGGCGTCGGTATCTTTGATTTCCAGGGCGCGAAGGTAGCCGGATTCCGAACCGCCGAGAGCGGTGAAGCCGGCCAGGGATTCCGTGAAGTGCTTGACGTTTTCCCGGATTTGGGGTTCCGCGAGTTTGACGAAACCACGGGAGTAGAAGGCAAGGGCGAGGCCCTGGTAGCCTTCAAAGTTTTGGAGGATGTCGCCGGGGATGACGGAGAGGGAGGTTTTGCCCCGTTCATCGTCAAGAAAGCTGCTCATGACGGCGCGGGTAGTGCCCCCGACGATGGGTTCCGCAATGCCTTCTTCCAGCACGCCCGCCGCGGTGTTACCCCATATCTGGGCGGTTTCACTGGCAAGGTATTTGGCGCGGAAGGAGTTGTACGGAAGGCCCGTTTTGTTGAGTCCGGCATTCAGGAGACGCCCCAGCACGGGGACTTTGCCAAGGACGCCCATGCCAATTTTCTCTTCCAGTGTGTCTGCCGCCCCGAATAGGGATGCACGTTTGATGTTTTCTTCACGGGAGAGTCCGAGGGCAATGCCTTCTTCATAGCGTTGCGTGCCGGACCCTTTGAGGAGGCTGTACACGCCAAAGTAAGGTATGGCGTTGGGGACGGATTGACCGACCATGTCGCCAAGGGTGACGGCGAATTTGTTGATTCCCCAGGTTTGCCGCCCTTCGGTGTATGCCTGCTGGGCCGCCTTGCGGACGTTTTTCATTTTTGCCCGGAAGTCGATGGTGCGGAGGAGCCCCTTGTCCTGCCGCATTTCTTCCGGCGACATGAAGGTTTTTTTGTTGTCAAAGGGGATGCGGTCGTATGCCATGCGATCCCCCGGCGTCATGATTGTGGGAACGTCCGCGTCTGCATTGCGGAGGGTTTCCAAGACACCCATTGCTCCGGAAAGCGTGGAGTAGTAGAGGTTGTGGATGGGCTTGATGCTATCGTAGGCATATTGGGCGACTGGGTTTTCATATTGTCTGTCGATGTTGGCCCCGTAGTTGTCATAGACAGCCTTGCCCCACAGGGACATGAGGATGTCTTCCACCTTTTTGTCATCCGGCGTGAGGTCGTCTTTGTTGAGTCCGGCTGCCGTCATGACCTTTGCCGCATCGGAATCATCGAGGATGAAACTGCCGACGGGAAGCTTGGCATAGGCGGTGCGGACGCGGTTGATGATGTCCGGTGTGATTCCGGCGCGGCTCATCATGTCTATATCTTTGGGCGTCCATTGTTCCCCACTGCCTTTGCAGGCGCGGTCGATGCGCCCCAATAACTGCTGGCCGTATTGCTCCAGGGCTTTTTGTTCTTCCACCTGTTTCTGCTTGGCCTGCTTGACGATGCCGTCAAGGTGGTCATAAACGGCCATATACATTTTTTCCCGCGTGTCCGCACCTTCCGGGATGGGAAGGTTTTGCTGGTGGAAATACATGTCCGGGACTTGATCGTTGCCGAGGAGGACGCCGCAGGCTTTACGCCCGACGAAGCATTTGCGTTCTTCTTCTGGAGCATGGGCATAAGGGTCATGGCCGTGGGCCTGTTCCGCCAGGGCACGGTGTTCCGGGTACTGGCCGGAGAGGAGGTAGTTGGAGAGGTAGTCCATGTCCTGTTTCCGCTGTTGCTCATAATCCGGGGAAGCGAAATATTCCGGCGCCGGCGCGGGGGACGGGATGAAAAAGGTGTTTTCCTGCAAGTAGTCCATGGGAAGAGGAGGTGAGGATTAAGCCATATCCGCGGCCTGCCCGTAGACGCGGTTATTCCGGTTGAGCCAGCCGGAGAGGAATTGCCGTTTGTCCGGGTTGTTGGCGGCGATAGATTTGTAAAGGCGTTCCCGTGCGTTTTTAAGACGCTCCAAGAGCTGCTGTTCCGTGTGGGTCTTGAGGTAATTTTTAATGGCTTCCACAGTGTCCGCATTAAACTTTTTGGAATCTTCCACTCCGAGGGCGCGATGGATGACGCGGACGGCCCCATATTCGCCGCCGTTGAAATACATGTCCCGGAGGAAATAGTCTATGCCGGGGGAGGCGACGCCTGCGGTTTGCAGGATGTTGCCGACGGGCTGGGTATATTGCATGATGTATCGTTTGGCTTCCTGTTCCGCCTCCGCGTGTTTGCCTGCTTTGACGAGGGTTTCCAATTTGGCGTATTCCGCCGGGTGGCTGCCGTTGTTGATTCCGGCGATTTCATGCGTTCCTCCGCCGTCTCCGGCTGGAAGTTTGTAGATGGAGAGGTTGCCCTGTTTGTCACGGCGGGCTTCATTGCCGATGATGAGGGCGGCGGTGTTTCCGGCTGCAGTATTGGCTTTGGTGCCGGATGCGGTAACGGTAATCTGGTCGTAGTTGATGTTCATGGTGCCAAGTTGGCGGCGGAGGGCTTTTGACATGGTGGGGGAGGTACAGTCCGGTTTGGAGACGATTTTGGCTTCCGCGTATCGGCGGCTGGGGGTGGTGACGCCTACGGTGATTCCTTCCGCGTACCAGCCTTCCGGGACATAAAGAATGGGTTCCTGGCCGTCGTCCCCCCATTGGGAAGGGAGTTCTTTGTTCCGGTTGACGGGCACGATGGAATCCACGGGCCGCGTGCGTCGGTAGGCTTCTTCTTCCCTGCGCCTGATGTCTGCGATCATTTTTTCCGCAGCTTTCCGTTCTTCTTCATTAAGGCGGTTGGTAACGGACAGTTCCGCTTTCAGGTCAAGGTTGCGGCTTTGGGCTGCGGCCTGCTTCCGAATGTAGTTGTCACTGGCTGCCGTGATGTTGACGGCTTCCTGTTGCCGATAGCTGTCCTGCTGAACCTGATCCCTGTTGCCTGGGTTGTAATTGGCGATGGTGTCCCACAGGCGGTTGGCAACTTCGAGTTCCGTGAGTTCCTTTTTTTCTTTTCCGCCGTTGTATTGCTGGTCGTTTTTCCAGATGTCCAGATTGGCGAGGAGGAGGGATTGGGCATTTTCCGCTGCGGCTTTTCTCCGGTCTTTGGCGGCCTTGAGTCGGGCTTCATCTTCCGGCGTCCATTCATCGTCTTCCTGTTTCTGCACTTTTTCCTGTTCGAGAGCAAGGATGGCTGCGTCTTCTGCCCTGGTGAAGTAGCCAACCTGGGCTGCATGGGATAAAGTGACTTTGGGGTCAAGGCCCTTCGGGCGGGCGAGATCTTCCTGCCATTGCTTGACCATGGCTTTGGCATAATCTTCTCCCTGCCCGAATTGCTTGTAGAGGGCAATGACCATTTCCGCCTCCGTCTCATCATGGGGCGACGTGATCATGGCGCGGCCCTGTTCCGCAAGGAAGGGCATGGCGTCTATCTTTCCCTGTCCTTCCTTGAAATCTCCGTTGTATTTGCGCCAGAGATCATGAAGATTGCGGGTGATGTTGGAGGGAGCCGGATTGTAAATTTCCTTTTCTTTTTTCGCGCTGCCTGTGGAAGTTGTTGAGGTTTTGGAACCGGGGATTTTTTCCGCCTTGGCGTTGCCTGTTTCTACTGATTTGACGAAGGAACGGCTGAATCCCTGCATGGAGAGGGAAGCGAGGCGTTGAAGCTTCGTGCGCTTGGAGGAGGGGAGAACGGCATAAGGGCCGTCATCGTCATCCAGTTCATTCCAGAAGGCGACGGGGTCTTCTTCGCTTTGTTTTTGGGCGCGGGCCATGAGAGAGGTGTCCCGAAGGTCAAGAAGCATGATGTCCGCTTTTTCTGCGGTGATGACTCCGTTGTCACGCGCATTCGTGATGGCGTACCCGGCCCCGGAGTAATCTTCGTTACGAATGGCGAGGTCATAGTTGTTCTGGAATTGTTCCCGCGTGCGCTGAATGCCGAATTTGGCAGCCAAGCCCCAATAACGTTCCGGCAGGCTTGACCGCACGGAAGCCCTGACAGCCTCCGCCTTCATGGCGCTCTCCGGGTGGAAAAAACTGCCTCCCAGCGCTTCAATCTTCTGGCCGAACTCGTAAGCCAAATCGTCCAGCTTACCCTGCCGGATAGAACCGTCCTTCTCAAAAACGCTCTCCTTCGTGCCTGGAGCGAAAGCCAGCATCCTGGAAAACTTCGCGTCGGACTCGTCCCGGATGCGGCGCAACTCCACCTCCTGACGCTGCATCTCCCCGAAATCGGAAATCCTGGCAAACGCCTCCGCGCTCCCCTGAACAGCCTCTTCGGCTTTCTGGACGGACGCGCCCAACACCTGCCCATGATCGCCATTGGCAGCCCGTGCCGCGACACCGGGATCAGCCTTGGCCGTCTGCAGGGACGGCCCGCCGTATAAAGGAAACTCTCTCATCGTGACGAAAAACTGATAAGTTGATCAATGGAAAAAACATGCACCTTCGGCCCGCGCAAAAACCGTTGCCAGGCCACATGCGTAAAACCTCTGCGGGAAAACTGCCGGGCCAGTCGGGCCAGCTCACGCGGCTTCCCGGCCGCCCACCATACAAACAAGCACCTCTCCGGAAGAACCGGCATATCCACAGGAGGAAAACACATCTCCCCCAGCCTCTCGGCAGGCAAAGCAAGGCACACCTCATCCGGGGAAACGAACGCCAGCCCCAGGGACGCGCAATCCTTCACATCAGACCACAAATCCCGTCCCACCTCCGCATAAGCGCTCACGGTCGCATCAAACGCATTCATCACCACACGCTCCTGTAAGGATTCCACTTCTGGCCGCCCAGGTAATCGTAAAAAGAAAACCCGCTCTTCTCCGGACTCGCCGCCCAGGCCCCCAGCGTCATCATCCCCTGGCGGGGATCCGCCGTAGACCCGGGAAACACGCTCCCGGCCAAACCGCCCAGATTATAACCGGCAAAAGCCCCCTGGGCGGCCGTCGTCGAACCGAAAGCCCCCATTCCGGCGCCAATGCCGCCGACTAAAGCCCCGCCAAGCTGAAGCCCTGTGGACACCAGGGCCCCGGAAGCGGCGGACTTATAAGCCTCCGCCTGATTCTGCGCGCTCACCAATGCGGCATCCCCCTCCCAGCGTTGCATCGCCGCCTCATGGCGCTTGCTCTGGTCACTAATCGCCGCGCCCAGGGACAAATCGGAAATCTGCTTCTCCAGCACTTCGGCCGTGGCAAGCTCCGCCTGGCTGCCGGATCCCTCGGAAGTAAACCCGGAAGCGCCTCGCCCAGCCCGCACGGAAGCCGTGGCGGCCGTCTGATTGCGTCTGGCTGTCGCCATATTCTCGGCGGCAAGACGCAAAGCGGAAGCGGACTCCGCCTCGGTATTGGCCGCATTCACATACGCGGCATCCCGCGCCGCCCGTCCCTGTGCCAGTGCGCTCTTCGCGTTGGCCCTGTTCGTCACATAAGAACCGATACTGCCCATAACCCTACAAAATGGAACGATCTAAAATATCCTTCAACGGATGCTGGTCATTGCTCCCGCGCTGGCTCACATCGTGATACAGGGCGTCGGAAGCGTAACGTCTGTACAACTCCAAAAACACGCTCACATTCTGCGGCTTGCCCGTCACCGTGGCTGCTACCTTGGAAGCCAGCAAACACTTCACGGCCTCCACAAACAAAGGCTCATGATCCGGCAGCATCTCCGCCAAAGCCACATCATTGGACAAAAACCGCACCTGCAGGAGGGAAGGGGCTTCCTCGCAAACCACCTCGCGGCCGGCCATGCGCCAGCGCCCGGCCTCCACTTTCAACAACTTCAAGCAATCCTCCGGAAGCGGAAACCGGCCGTTCCCCTCCGGGCACTTCAGCACGGCTTCCTTCGTAGCAAACGACCACGGGCCATAGGAAACGGCCTCCAGCATCACGGAAGGAAACCACAACTCGCAAGCCCTGGCCGCCGGGGAATCCATCACAAACTCCTGATCCCCCAGCAGGGAAAGGCACTGTGAAAAAAACGTCAGCTTGTCCATTCCTCAACAATCGCATGAGGGCGGACTTCCTTCAAGTTGGCGAGAATCAATGTTTCTATCCCGCCTTCACACTCAAATTCATAACGTATCAAATGGGGAGACTTGTCCGGCGGAATCAACTAAAAACAACTCGAACAATCCAAGCGGACATCCATCAACTCACCTCTTCATGAAAAGAAAATATCTTGCAAATTGATAAATCCACAGATACCGTGTTGCCTCGGAAAGATAGAAAAAGGGGAACAAAAAGCCCTCTTCTCTGTCTAACCCTGCGGAACTAACTAGTAACTACCCCTTCCCGTCAGTGAACAACGATATGGACATCCACGACGTTCTCCAAGCGATCATTGCCTGTGAGCAAATGGAGCCTGGACGCCGTACTGCGCGCTCGTCACGCATTGCAAAATCTTGTTTGCCCGATAACTCTCTTGATCTGAAATGTCTGATAGAAAATGCTCAAATCTCAAAAGATTTGATCCAATCACAATCCTCCAAACCGTACAGATATTACTTGGAGGAATTTCTAAAGACGATGAAAGTGAGAGATGCAATAATGAATGGAATGCACTATGTCAATGGGCACAAAGTAACGGAGTCCTTTACCTTGGAGACATTAGGCAACTACTGCTCTCACTAGAGCATGCCTCCAGTATTTCGTCCATTAAAGACGATGCTCCACAATGGGATAAGACAGGGCATGAGCATGATGTCCTCCTGATTCCTCCATACTACTATAAGAAGACTAAATGGAACTGCTCTGGATATACCTTTGATTCAGAAACTAAAGCCGTGACATTGGCGACTGTCAGAGAATACCTAATACGTCTCATCCTCCACAACAGCTTCTTTAACACGGGTATAGAAATTTTAGGAGTAGTCGCAGAAGGAAATAATCGCTCTATACTTATCCGTCAGCGGATTATAGACGGAGACGTTCCTTCCTCCATTGAAGAAATGGATGAGCTTTTTTGTCGGCAATTCTCGTGTAAAAAAATAAAAGATGAAAGCCACTATCAAGGCTATAAAGGGAATATCTATAAAGTAGCCGTCTTTTATATTGCGGATATGCGCCCAGATAACTGCAAAATCATCACCCGTAAAGATGGGAAACGTCATATTATTCCTTTTGACTGCTTTGTTTCTTTTGACCAAGTTGAGCTTAGAGAAAATTTTAAAAAGCTGAAAGATCAGATGGGAATTCAATAAAGCATTCCTTCCAGAGCGTCGGGGCGTCTGTGCGGCCTCTTCACTTTCTCCGGCACCCCGGCATGACCTGAAACCAGGCCTCGGCTCACCGCCTCGGCAAACGTCCGGGCCGCATCCGCGCCGTGGGAGCAGGCGTCATGAAGCGGCATCTCCCGCACGCACCCGTTGGCCCCCGGCGGCAAACTGCGGTAATACTCCAGGGAACCCACCCCGGAAACATACTTCTGCCCGTCAATCTCCGGGCGCCTGTTGCACCGCTCATGAAACACGCAAAAACGCAGCATATTCCGCAGCGCGTTAATCCCGGTCCAAACATCGGACGTGCGCGGCACGATCGCCGTGCGGAACCCGGCCCGCTGCAACACGGACTCAAAAGAAGTCTTGGAAAAATCCCTTCTGGCCGCATCGTGCGGCAGCAGGTGCAGGGCGACAGGCCCGAACTCCCTCTCCCTCATCCGAATCTGCCCCACGTAATAATCAACCGCCTGATTATTCCCGGCAATATAATCCAGCGCGTAATACCTGCCGCCCACCACCTGCCAAAGCCAAATCGCCATAAAATCGCTTAACCCCAAATCCCAGGAAGCATAAATCGGAGCCACGTCATCCGCCTCAAACTCGGCGGCGATCCTGCCTTCGGCCCGCAGGGAAGAAATCCACCTCCCGTAAATAGCCCCCTCCACGGACGTTTGCAAAGCCTCCTCCGGCACGGTGGGAAACTCCTGCTTCACCTCCGCTCCGTTAATCCTGTACTGGGTAGCGTACCAGGCCTTCTGCCCTTCGGACAACTCAATCCCGTAACGCTTCTTCAAATCGGAAAAATACTCCCGCAAAAAATCATCCAGCCTCGGTTCCACCCCCTCCAGGCAATACTCCCGATGCTGGATCCATGAAAAAAAGAAAAACCTGAAATCCAGGCTGGAAAGAGGCTTGCCCACCATCTCCATGGCCTGCTCCATCAACTGGTAAGCCAGACCGGCCTTCCCCCCCTCGTGGGTGGACTCCATCACCACCACGCAACTCTTGCCAACGGTATTCAACGCGCCCGTGCGGATCTTCCTGGCCCGCGCCGGATCGTGCAAAGCCGTGTAGGAAAACTCGGAAATATGAAGAAACTGGAGAGTGGACCCGCGCAAATTAACCCCCACATCGACAGACCCGTTCGTGGACCAGGCCATGCGGGTGGCCCTCTTCTCCACCACAGCGCACCCCTCCTTAACCATCTTCCCCAAAGCAGCCAGCGCCCGGTCCTCCATCGTCGGACTCTCCGGCAAATAATCCAAATGCTCGTAAGCAAAAGCAATCTTGCGAAGCTTGGCCTCCCCGTCCTCCAGCGTCTTATCAATAATCCCGCAATGCTGGTTTTTTCCAAACAGGCAAAGATCCAGCATATAAACCGCGCAAAACGTAGAAATCCCCAGCTGGCGAACCTTCAAAATCGTATTGCGGAACCAAAGCCCGTGGAAAAGCTCCTCCTGGGCCCAATTCGGGCGGAAGCGCACCATCCGCCCCTCCTTATCCTCAATCCAATACAAATGATTAAGGCGCCACCACCTGTCGGCCAGCAGCTCCTTCCAATCCGGTCTCGTCTTCGCAGGCTCCGTCATTGCGTATCAACAGCTAAAAACTCAAGGGGGCGGTCACCGGAAACCCGGATGCCAAACCGCACGTCCCGCTTCCACATGGCGGACGGAAGCACCTCATGCCATCCCCGTTCCATCGTCCTGGTCTTGCTCAACCGGTCCCAGGCGCTCCCGTCATTGGACACCTCAATACCGGCCGGGGCCGTATCGGAAGCAAAAAACACACGCACAGCCGCCGCCTGTCTATCCCTGCCCAGGGACTCCGTCACATCCAGCGCATTCGTCACCACCGTGGAAGTAAAATCCCATGTGCCAGCATCCACAAACGGGCCGTCCGGATCAAACACCTCCACAAACCGCCCATCCTCACGCTCTACGGACACAAACAGCAAATCATCCCCGGATCCATTGGGCAGCACCACGGCATTGGACATCCGCCCCTCCGTCCTGTGACGGTGCCAGGCGTGAACCTGGTGCATGCTGTTATAAGTCATCAACGCCATCGTGCCGTCCGCCAGGGTCATCACCGCCCGCGGATGAGGTTTCCTCATAAAATCCCCGGAAGTAACCCCTCCGCCGCCGGCCAGCACATGATCAGCAAACACCGTCAAATCGCGGGACACAAACCCGTCGCTCTCGTAATCATACCCGTACTGATACACCCGTCCGCCGCCCCTCTCCACATACAGCACCTTATCGGTCGCCATCAGGGCCGGCACATCAGAAGAACCCACAAACCCGTGATTATCCGCCCGCGCATTGGCGTAAGTCATCACCCCCTGGCCGCCGGACACCGCCCACTCCGCGTCCGCCGTTCCCAGCAGCAGCCGGGAACTCTGCGCCATCAGCCAGCAAATCCTGTTCTGCGTTGTGGTGCTCAACGTCAAAGCCAGCGCGGAATCATCCTGCTTCCCCACCTCGAAACTGTTGAGGTCATCCGTCTTGCTCAACCACACCGTCTGCGGCTGGGCCTGCGTAGCGGCCAGCACCAGTCGCTGCTGAAACACATCCACCAGGGAAGGAAACCCGTACATCCCCCGGAACGCCGCGAAACTCCACATCAACGACTCCCCGGACGGAGGCACCCCCTCCGGAACCGCGGACACATTATCCCAAAGGGAATACTCCGCGGAAGCCGTCACCTCGGCCACCTCCGCCTCCATCCACGCCGTACAGGCCGGCACCTCCATCCGCACCCGGGAACGCAACTTCACATTACTCTCCGTCCATGCCTGCACGCTAATCAAAAACAAACCATCCTCCGGCACGATGTAAGATGCCTCTTCCATCGCGCTGAACACCTCCGCATACCTGCCGCCAGACATGCCCTTAATCGTGGAAGGCAACACAATCTCCATCCCTGACTGGACAGACCTCCATCCCTGCAGCGTCACCACCGTACCCGCCGTTAAAAAACGGCTCATGAAAATGCTGGCCTCATTCCCGTTCCCGCTCTTATTGACGGACTCCGCCGCCTGCGTCCACTCCAGGCGAACCACACTCCCGGCGCCCACATCATCCGTCGTCAGCCCCTTGGGCTTCACCGTCAGCGTCCGTCCCTCCCTGAACAACGCGCACTCTCCGGAAAACCGGCTCCCGTCAATCACCAGGGCCTCCACCGCAGGCAATCCGGCATATACGCAATAATAATACGCGTCACTCTCCAAAGGCAGCGTCAACTTCAGCACGTCGCTGGTGGACAAACCCGCCGCGGACATCTCCTCCAAGACATCCGGCTTCACCACACCGGAAGCCACCCCGGAAAACTCCGCCTGGCACTCGGCAGCCTCCAGCGTACTGCCCTTGTCATGGACAACCTTAATCGTATAAAACCCGCTGGACGGAGCGGCGTAAACCTCCGTACTGCTCTTCCAAACCGTCGTAAACTGCGCGTCTCCGGCAGACCAGTCCGTCAACCGAACCACCGCGCCCTCACCCATCCCGGACAAAGCATTCCCCGTCACATTCACGTCAAACCTCGCCCCGGCGGGCCAAAAATCCGTTCTCATGCCGCGGGCGTCCAGCGTCACGGCCCCGGACTTGCGCGGCTCCGTCCAGGCAAACCGGACCGTCTGTCCATCCTCCAGCGCGTCAGCGGGCATCCCCCTGGGCGTCACGTCAATGCCGTTGCTGCCCAGCGTCAGCACGGCGGACGCCCCCGGAACCTCCTCCTCATCCACCCACACGCGGCTTGCCTTGATGGAAGACGCCGTACAGGTCAGGAAATGCCGCAACGCCGGCGTGGCGGGAACAGAAAACCGCTGTACGGAAGCCGGACGGGCGCCGGAACGCAGCCGCAGCACCACATCCTTCTTATAAGCATCCACCACCAGCTTATTCCCGCAGGAATCAGCCGGAAACCCCTGGCTGGGATCGGAACCGCTGGAAAGCCGGGACTCATACAACATCAGGCGCAAATAACACTCCTCTTCGCTTTCGTCCCCGGTAATCTGCAAATTGGATGCCGCGTCAACCATGGAAGTGGAGGAACCGAGCAGCTGCCAATCCTCATTCGGAAAACGCCGCTCCACGGCATACGTGCCGTACCACTCCTTATTGCACCAAAACTTCCAGGTCCCCTTGCAGGTAATCGTATTGGAATGGCAAATCACGCCCTTATGAAAATGCTCCGGATAATCCGCCGGAGACGTCAGGCCGTCCACGAAATCCTCCGCCCCGTTAAAATCCCTGTCGCACGTCCACCAGGACCAGTAACTCCCCTCATTGAGGCAGAGCTTTTTCCCAGCCGTGAAAGTGCTGGCTGCCGTAAACGCCCTGGCAATCACCCAGCCCTGGCGAACCACGGCCCCCGTGCTGAACCCGGTCTGCTGGGGCACCGTCACCTGGACGCGCATCACATCCCCCTCGTTAACCGCCGCATCCGGATCGGACGCATGATCCCCGAAAGACACCCTGTAACACCCCTCATCCAACGTCAGGCGCACCGGAAAATCCCGGAACTCCTCATACCGCCAGGGGCGGGCCTTAAACTCATAGGGAGCCAGGGAAAACGCGCCCTCGTCATCCCGTCTCAGCACCATCAGCTCATGCGTGGGGCAGGCCAGAAACAACATGCTGTTCACCTGCTTGTGGCGCAAAGAGGAAACATCGTCCTGGGTCCACACGGAAGGCAGGGAGGCAACTACATCCCCCTCAACGGACAACACGCGCAGCAGGGAAGGAGCCACCTCCACAAGAAAACGGTCATTGGTGGAATAAACATAGGGAAGAAGAATGGAACCCTCCAAAGCGGCGAACACCCTCTTCATCCCGTGCCGGCGTGAAACTCCCCCTGTCTGGGAAACATCCACATTCTCCAGAACGGACGCCCCACGATGATAAACATCCAGATCCGGCCGCGCGGCAATCCCTGGCGAAAGCTCGCCTCCATTAAAGGAAATCCTCTTCATTTCCTTCCAATATAGGTCATGGCGTTCTGCTGGGGCAAGTTGGCGAGAATCAACGTTTCTTGCCCGAAACGGCAAAAAAAGGGCCGCCCCATGCAGAGACGGCCCTATGGACAAACCAACGGAAAAAACTACTGGATGCCGTAAGCAATAGCAAAAACAAGCTTCTTGCCGGCGGTCACTGCCGGAGTTCCACCCACCTTCGCATAAACCATCGTCGCGGCATCCACCGGTCCCGTGGAAACCGCCTGGGAACCCTTCGCCAACTGATAAGTCCCGGCGGCGGTTACGGTCAGGGAGGCGGAAAAAGCATCCGCCGTCTCCTGCGTTCCCACGGTCAGCTGCAGCGTCCCCACGCCTTCGGAAATGACATGGGAAAGCTGGGGCAGCACGCGGGCTCCGCAGGGAACATTGCAAATGGCGATCAGGTCATCGGCCGCCAGGGAAGCGGGCATCGTGAACTCCGCCGTAGCCACATGGACCCCGGCGCCGGTATGGATGGCCGCAAGCTGCGGCACCGTCGGCAGGCCGGTCCGATCCGCAAGGGCAAGCTGTTTTTCTGCAATAACTGTTTGATACGTTGCCATAATCAATAAAATAAAATGTATTGTTATCCTAATTAAGAAAGCTGCTTGCACTTAATCTGCACAAACGCCTCTTCGCGCATACGGGTGGCTCCCATAATCGTCTTCAGGCCGATCTGGATCGTGTCCTCCTTATCGGTGCGCTTCTCCACCGTCACCTTATTCTGCTTCCAGGAGCCGAAATACAGGGAATTCTTCATCCACATCGGGCAGATGATATTCCCGTCCTCGTCAAGCGGCAAATTGGGAGCAATGATAAACTGAATGCCCATGATGGGATCCAGGGTGCCGTTCGTCTTGCGCAGGGAGGAAAAACCGAAATCCGCCTTCTGCAGACGCTCGTCATTGATCAGAGCCTCGCGCATGCGGGGAGTAATCGCGCAGCACACCTGGTCGCCGTAGGCATTGGAAGCATCATCCAGTATGCCGTTCTCCTGCAGCAGCGTAATGCCCCGGTTCAGCTTCTCAATCGTCAGCGGGCAATCCTTGGCCGTGCCGCCGGTATAATCGGCCGCCACCACATTATCCTCCAGCAGTTCCAGCTGTTCCATGCCGTCATTCCCGGCAAACGCCGTGCCGAAAATACCGCCCTTGGACGGCACATACGAACCTCCCTGCTTCTTCAGTCCGAACAAAACATCGTCCATCTTGCGGGCGGCCGCGTACTTCAGCGCGTTAATCGTCTGCGTCACGGGAGCATCCAGGCCGTGCAGGAAAATATCGTCATCCTCATCATAGCCCAAATGCTTCGAAAAACTCACCGGAAGCATCCGGCGCTTGAAATAATCAAGCTCGTCCAAAACAATATCCTGCATCCGGCCCTGCTTCTCATTCAACTCCGTGGAGCCGACAAAGCTGAACTCCTGAAGCTTGCCCGTCAAGCCGGACTTGATCACGCAGAAACGTTCCAGGCGGGACGTTGCCTGCTGAACCTGCTCCTGCCACTGGTTATCGTAAGTCTCCTGATAAAGATCGGAGATGGGTAAAGTGTAATTACTTGGCAT